GCCGTTGGTATGCTTCACAATGGCTGACTTACCACCAAACAACTCTGCAACCTCTCTCGCGGCCTTTGTACCTGCCTCATCTGCATCAAAGCATATAACAATGGCATCAAAGCTATCCAGATATTCGTAAGCGGCTTTGCAATCTTTCAGCGCACCTCCTGCACCATTCCTGACACTGACGCATGGGTACTTACTGCCTTGCATCTGGTATGCGGCTGCGGCATCAAACTCACCTTCACAGATGGTGATGTACTTAGCACCGCCATTGAATAGCTGTTGACCGAATAGACCAGTACCTGCCCAGTTACCAACATTGTAAAAGTTTTTGTCGGGCAGTCTGATCTTTGCCGCAATAGGCACATTAGCATCTGATGGGTCATGGTAGGCAAAATAGGTTCTATCTGCCTGATCCAGGATACCATAGGTTTTAGCGGTGGCGGTGGTCAAACCTCTATCGACAATGGCTTGATAGTTACCTGTCGTTAGCGTTCTCTCTACTGCACTGAAGTCTGGTTTAGCCTTCGGCTCAGTAGACACTGGCACAGAGATATTCCAAGTCTCCTCTCTAACCTGACTACTGGGCGTGTATTTATGACAACTGTGACAGAATGTACTGCCATTGTCGTTGATCTGTAGCGCATCACTGCTACCACAGTCAGGACATGGTTGGTGTATTTTAGCCACTACAACACCTCCTCATATACCCTGCCATAGCTAACCAGTATAAAGGGTAGGTGTAACAATATCCCTTCAAAAGGCATAGCCTCAGTCTGCTCAGTCTCTCTGTTATACACCCAGACGGCACGACTGTCGGAAAACTCAAGGTACAATCCGCAACCGTTGATCAGTTCTATACTTAGCATTCTACCGAATAACATCATTACTCTTCTCCTCTATACGTTCTTCATCTGCCAATATCTCAGCCTTAGCCTCATCAATCTCCCACTGCTCCATTGGCGGGTAATCATCTGCATCTGGTAAATCAAAACCATATGGCTCATCACCATGCAACCAATCTTCACAACTGCCATTCCAGTTTCTGCCCATTACTGTTTCTCCTCAGTAAATTTACTAAATATCATATCATACTCTGTACTCTCAGCGATGAATTGTACAATCACTGACGGGTGTACCTTATAGTGATTAGAAGCCTCTTGCAAGCTAAAAACACCATTGCTAATATCTGCTGCTGCTTTAAAGACTGCTTGTATTTCTGGGTCTAGCGTTCCCTCTAACATATATTTTTTAAACATTATAACTTTCTCCTCAGCCATTGTGATGATTTTTCCTGTATCTCTGTCTCAAATACAGGCCATATTGATCGCGTTACTTTCTTACTGATAAAATGTTCATCTGTAACAGTGTCGCCAGTGCCTACTCTACTGCGTATTGTAGTCGGTGACTGTTTAACACGTTTAGCTAACTCGTGCATTGTATACAGTTTACCCTTCTCTAGTCTAGGGTCTGTAGTTTCATTGCGATAGTACCTAATCTTTCGTCCCATCTTTAAAATCTCCTCAGTTTGTGGTAGAATATATGACTATATAGTTTCTTTAACGCTTTTTAAAGCACTTTAATGTTAATAACAATTATTATCTCTTAAACATCTATATCAACGCTATTATTGACTATATAGTCCAGTATAACCCTCTCTCTAATCGCTGTTAACACTTCAACACCGCACCTGTAAGGTAAACTCTGCACAATACCAACAAATTCGTTGATAGCAGCAGTCCTGGTGTCGTTGTCTTCTATGTCGCTAAAAAATGCAAAGTTACTCTCTCTCATTGTCTAACGCCTGTGTCATTCTCTCCATTTCATCTTCCATATACGCCATTATTTCCTGCATATGTTCAAACGCTATATCGCAATAGCCTCCTACTACTGACATAGTGATTCCTTTATCGTTAAAAATCTCTGAGTAGTTACTAAAAACCATTACTCCACCATCGCCATCTGTATACACTAGATCAAAGGTTCTGCACCCGTCGGAGTCTATAACCACTAACTCTCTGTAGTCTGGTTTAAATGTTTGCGTCCAATCATGGAAATCTTGACCCTGTAGCCTAGCTATTGACATAGCCTCTCTGTAATCTTCTGACATGTTATCTCTCTCTCTATTGGTTAAAAAGTCCGTTGCATTTGACAATACTCTCTCCAGTAGTTCAAATCTCCCTAGTCTATTTTGTGACCCAAATCAGCTTTTCGGTCACGTTTTAAACTCTCTCCCTCTCTAGTGTCTCTCTAGTGTCTCTCTAGTGTCTCTCTATTACGGGAAACAGGTTAAAAACCACCAGTAAACAGAGCCAAAATTACAAGCAGTGAAACAGGGGTTAAAACAACGGCTCAGAATAGCCATAGCAGAGCCTGGATTGCGTTCTAACGGGTTTTAGCGGGCTATTTGATTGCTGATTAAGGGTAGCAGCCTAAACAGCCTTAAACAGGCTTATATTAACTAGGCAAAAAAAAGCCCAGCTATTACACTGGGCTAAGGATTGCAACACACTAGGGGAAATTAGTTTAACTCATTTATGACTATGTTTTAATTCGTTTACTGCTCTATTGAATAACAGATCACTGTATATTTGTTTGCCTGTATCTTCTAACTGATCAATGCAGGGATTATCGCGTAAACTTTTGCGCGGTGTAAAATAAGTAAGCATTTTACTCAATCGCTTGTATTCGACGCTATTTTGTCCGCTATGGTAGTTAACAAAATAAACGTAGTATGCCTCTACTATATCAACTCTATTAAAATTCATTACTCAGCCCTCTCTATAGCAGGATAATCCCGACGCAATCGCGCCCAATGCTCTGCGTTTGGTGAAACAACAGTATATTCGTTTTTATCTAGTAGATAATCGCCACAGAATACTAAACCTTTCTCAGCATAGTCTGGCTGATTAGTGGCTATTGTCGCGCTATAAACTTTGTTTTTATCCAGTGGCTGCCGCGAATAGATAACGCATCGATAGTCTTCTTTCGGTTGTATTAAAATGCTCATTGTCTATGCTCCCGTTACAATTTAAGTAGTTTAATTATCTTAGTTAATTCCCGTGCTTCTTTCCACAAATCAGAGCATTTAGCGTCAGTGTAGGCTGTTTTACCCTGCGTTTCTAGCTTAATTATCTGCGGAGTTATTAACGATAATCGAGTCTCTGCTGTTTTTAAATCCATAATATTAAACCCTCTCTAAAATTAGTATGCGCTCTAAATACTCAAAACCTTTAAATGATACGTTTTCACGGTTGCATATCCGCAATAGCTCACTTGTTCGGTCTTTTTGTGTCAATCGTTTTAACATGTCTTTAGTACCATATAGGCACTCAAATTCTACTTGTATTTTGCCTAATGTAATAGCTGATTCGCTCATTGTCTATGCTCCTCTATTAAATCTGTATATTCGTCTAGTATCTCGCACCAATCGTTAAAACAATCGACACTGATCTTATTCTCACGCCATAGTTTGTTTAAGTCTGCGTGAACGTGTAAAACTTTCTCTATTTTATTTTCGTAATTCATTGTCTATGCTCCCGCTAATTCATCAATATAAGACTGTGGTTTAGTTTCAACATTACCCAACACCCATTTATTGATATGTTTGGTGGTGGTGACGCTATATTTCCTATCAGTTTTTACATATTGACCAGAGGGCAGTAATGCCGCTACTGGTGTTGAATAGCTAAACAGTACAATAACACCGCTAGTATGTACCAATTCTGTCATGTTTGAACCTACATTATTAATTTTCATTAGATCAGATCCTCTATTGATTCGTTTAATATCTCATATGCGTGTTCTAGTGCTTCCTGCTCTGTATCAATACCATAGCAGGTAAAACAGTGATAATCTACCCATTCACCGCCAATAGCAGTCTGCAGATTGAATGTTGCTGATTCGTTCCACTCAATGCGGATATGTTCGCCATAGTGGTCTATTTCCCAATGTTTCATTTCATTAACTCCCTAATTAATAAGTGTCGATAGTGGGTTGTGTAGCATAAAGAAAACGCCAGTAAACAGCAAGTAATTGATGGCTGCTAT